AACAGATGCTCAGGCACAAACTGCTGACAGAGCCTTTTCAATTACAGTTCAACATGGTATACAAAACTCTATGAGGTTTGATTAATGGGTACAAATTTAACTAGAACGCCAGCATCAGCTGTAGCAGCTGAACGACGTAAGTTTACTTACAGTTGTTGGATAAAAAAATGTGAAAACGGTAAAACATATTTTCTATTATCAGGTAATAGAACTGGATCTAGTTACACATATTTAATATTTCAAACAGATGATAGTATAAGATTTAGATTGTATGATGGTGGAAATAGAGCCGACATACAAGCATCTGATCTATTTAAAGATCCAGCAGCTTGGTATCATGTCGTTTTACAGTTTGACAGTACACAAGGTACTGCTTCAGACAGAGTAAAAATTTATATAAACAACAGGCAACTCACAGATTTACAATCTAGTACCTATCCTTCACAAGATTATTCAAGTTGGATAAATCACAACTCTGAACAAGGAATAATGGAAGGTGGTGATGGAACTTGTTATATCGCTGAAATACATCAAACAGGTGGTCAAATTTATGCACCAAGTACTTTTGGACAAACAGATTCTACTACTGGAGAATGGAAGCCAAAAAGTGTTAGCGGTGTAAGCTACGGAACAAATGGTTTTTATTTAAAGTTTGCTAATGCAGGCGCTATGGGAACTGATTCAAGTGGTAACAGTAACAATTTTACTGTTAATAGTGCTGGGACAAATCCTCAAACAATAGATACACCAAGTAACAATTTTGTTACTATGAACCGATTAGCAAACTATTATCCTAATTCTACTTTTACTAAAGGTAATTTATCAGTAGCAATGGGATCCTCTCAAGCTACTTTTAATGCAGGCACTTTTGGTGTAACAAAAGGTAAATGGTATTTTGAAGTGAAGCCAACAGCTTTAGGAAGTGGCACCGATAACTGTTTAATTGGAGCTGTTTCAAGGCCAGACTCTGCTGGAACATCTGATCATTTAGGTGAACCAACGTCTGTAGTATATCGTAATAATGGCACAGTAAAATATGGTAGTACTAATTACGCAAGCCAAGGACCATCTTTTACTACGAGTGATATCATAGGTGTTGCTTTAGACATGGACAATAATAGAATTACATTTAGTAAAAATGGACAATGGATAGATGGTTCAGGAAATGCTGATGAAGCTAACCCTACATCATTTTATACTTTTCCAACTACAATGCAAAATGATGAAATAGCTTTTCCTGCAATGGGAGATTTAAGTACAAATAATCCTAGTGTTACTCAAGAATTAAATTTTGGTAATCCAATATATACAATTAGTTCTGGTAATGCAGACGCAGCTGGATATGGAAACTTTGAATATGCAGTGCCATCAGGGTATTATGCTATTTGCACTAGAAACCTAAACACATACGGATAATATTATGCCTTATACAACAATTGACGATCCCTCAGCATTTTTCCAAACGGCTTTATATACAGGAAATGGTGGTACACAAACTATAACCAATGATGGTAATTCTAATTTAAGACCAGATTGGATATGGGGTACACTTAGAGATGAAGATGGCGGAGCAAGATTTATGTTTGATTCTGTTAGAGGAGCAACCAATAGAATAAAAACTAATGCTAACACAGAAGAACAGGTTAGAGATGGTGTATCAGCTTTTAACGCTGATGGTTTTACTCTTGGTAGTCATTCAGATTCCAATTCG